AACTCTTACGATGGTGAAAAGCTAAAACTATTAGCTCATGATGAAAGCGGTAAATGGGAAAGACCTGATAATATATTAAACAACTGGAGAGTTACAAAAACTACATTAAGACTAGGATCAAGGATCGTAGGTAAGTGCATGATGGGGTCAACATCAAATGCTTTAGACAAAGGTGGAAATAATTTTAAAAAATTATATGAAAATTCAAACGTTACAGAAAGAAATAGAAATGGACAAACATCTTCTGGACTCTATAGCTTGTTCGTTCCTATGGAATGGAACTATGAAGGATTCATTAACACTTATGGACTACCTGTATTCATTGGAGGTAAAAATCCAGTCAAAGGAGTTGATGGTTACGACATTACAACAGGAGTTATTGAACATTGGGAAAACGAAGTTGAAGGTTTAAAATCAGATCCAGACAGCTTAAACGAATATTACAGACAGTTTCCAAGAACTGAACAACATGCTTTTAGAGACGAAGCTAAGGATAGTTTGTTTAATTTAACTAAAATATATCAACAAATAGATTATAATGCAGAAGTGAATAATACATCTTCTGTAACTAAAGGCAGTTTTCAATGGTCTCGTGGTATTAAAGACACTAAAGTAGAGTTTTACCCAAACAAAGACGGAAGATTTCAAATATCTTGGGTTCCGCCTACTAACATGCAGAATAGGATGATTATAAAAAATGGATATAAAAATCCTGGTAATGAACATGTTGGTGCGTTTGGTTGTGATAGTTATGACATATCGGGAACTGTAGATGGTAAAGGTTCTAATGGAGCTTTACACGGTTTAACCAAGTTCTCAATGGAAGATGCCCCACCTAATCATTTCTTTTTAGAATATATATCAAGACCTCAGACTGCTGAGATATTTTTTGAAGATGTTCTTATGGCTTGCATTTTTTATGGTATGCCTTTGCTTTGTGAAAATAATAAACCAAGATTATTATATTATTTTAAACGCAGAGGATATAGAGGATTTTCAATGAATCGTCCTGATAAAATTTGGAATAAATTATCTACAACTGAAAAAGAAATAGGTGGAATACCTAACTCAAGTGAAGATATTAAACAAGCTCACGCTGCTGCTATTGAATCTTATATAGAAAATCATATAGGCTTATTAGATGATGGTCATGGAGACATGTATCATCAGAAAACTTTAGAAGATTGGGGTAAATTTAACATTAATAACAGAACTAAATTTGATGCAACTATAAGTTCTGGCTTGGCTATAATGGCTTGTAATAAAAATAGATATAGACCAAATCCTGAAAAAAAATATCAACCTATAAAGATAGGCATTAAAAGATACGACAATGACGGTGAAATTTCAAAAATAATAAAATAAATGAATCAAATTTCTTACGACAACAATAGTTCATTTCCTAGTCAGGTGGTACCTGATGCAGAGAAAGCTACTTTAGAATATGGTCTTGCTATAGGCAGAGCTATAGAAAATGAATGGTTTAGAAATTACAGAGGTGGCGCTGGTATGAGTGGTTACGCTACTAACTATGCTAATTACCACAATTTAAGATTATATGCAAGAGGTGAGCAATCTGTTCAAAAATATAAAGACGAATTAGCAATTAATGGTGATTTATCTTATTTAAACTTAGATTGGAAACCAGTTCCTGTTATATCTAAATTTGTTGACATAGTTGTTAATGGTATGTCTCAAAGAAATTATGATATTAAAGCTTATGCAGTTGATCCTTTTTCTACTAAGAAAAGAACAGATTACGCAAAAGAATTAATGAGGGATGTTAAAGAAAGAGATTTAATACAGCAACTTAGGGAAACTTTAGGCGTTGAAGTTCAAACTAAAGCTAGTAAAGAATTAGGTTTAGAAAGCGAAGAAGAACTACAACTACACTTACAACTAGATTATAAGCAATCTATAGAGATAGCAGAAGAAGAAGTTATAAATAATGTACTAGAAAAAAATAGATACGACTTGACTAGACGTAGGTTTTGTAATGATTTAACTATACTAGGTATTGGAGCTGTTAAAACTAATTGGAATAAAGCTGAAGGTGTTGTTGTTGAATATGTTGATCCAGCTTCTTTGATATATTCCTATACTGAAGATCCTAATTTTGAAGATATATATTACGCTGGTGAAGTAAAATCAGTATCTTTATCAGATCTTAAAATGCAGTTTCCTAATTTAACAAATGAGGAAATGATTCAAATACAGAAATACCCTGGAAACTCAGAGTATTTAAGAAATTGGAGCGGTAGAAGTGACCAGCAAACTGTTCAAGTTGTTTATTTTGAATATAAAACTTATTCTGATCAAGTATTTAAAATAAAAGAAACTAATACTGGTTTAGAGAAAGCATTAGAAAAGCCTGATACTTTTGATCCACCTGAAAATGATAATTTTAAAAGAGTATCTAGAACTATTGAAACTCTGTATTCTGGAGCAAAAATACTAGGTCATCCATTGATGCTTAGTTGGGGATTGTCTAAAAATATGACAAGACCAAATGCTGATACTAATAAAGTTAAAATGAATTACACAATATGTGCTCCTAGAATGTATAAAGGACGTATAGATTCATTAGTTAATAGAATAACTGGTTTTGCTGATATGATACAGTTAACACATCTTAAAATACAACAAGTATTAGCTAGAGTAGTTCCAGATGGTGTATTCTTAGATATGGATGGTTTAGCAGAAGTTGATTTAGGTAATGGAACCAATTATAATCCAGCAGAGGCTTTGAATATGTATTTTCAAACAGGTTCTATTGTTGGTAGAAGTTTAACTCAAGACGGAGATCCTAATAGAGGTAAGGTACCGATACAAGAATTACAAACTGGTTCTGGCAGTGCTAAAATACAAAGTCTTATACAAACTTATCAGTATTATTTACAAATGATAAGAGACGTAACAGGGCTCAACGAAGCTAGAGACGGTAGTACTCCTGATAAAAACGCTTTAGTAGGTTTGCAAAAACTAGCAGCAGCTAATTCTAATACAGCTACAAGACATTTAGTACAAGCTATGTTGTATTTAACATCTAGAACATGTGAGAATATATCTTTAAGAGTTGCCGATTCATTACAGTTTCCATTCACAAGACAAGCTTTAGAAAACAGTATATCAAGATACAATGTTTCTACTTTAGATGAATTATCAGATTTAAACATACATGACTTTGGAATATTTCTACAATTAGAACCGGAAGAAGAAGAAAGACAAGTATTAGAACAAAATATTCAAATAGCTTTAAAAATGGGTGGTATTGATCTTGAAGATGCTATAGATTTAAGAGAAATAAATAATATCACTTTAGCTAACCAAATGCTTAAGCAACGTAGACGTAGAAAACAAAAAAGAGACCAAGAAGCTTCTCAAGCAAATATACAGGCTCAAGCTCAAGCAAATGCCCAAACTGCTGAAAAAGCTGCTTTAGCTGAAATGCAAAAACAACAAGCTTTAGCTGAGACTGAAGTTCAAATAGAACAAGCTAAGTCTCAATTTGAAATAAATCAAATGCAACAAAAAGCTGAAATAGACAAACAATTGTTAGAATTAAGGTATCAGTATGATATTAAATTAAAACAAATGGATATGCAAGAGGTTAGCAATAAAGAAAAACAAATAGAAAATAGAAAAGACGAAAGAACCAGAATACAAGCTACCCAACAAAGTCAATTAATAGACCAAAGAAAAAACGACTTATTACCAACTGATTTTGAAACAAACGAAATCGATCCAATGCTAGGGTTAACCTAGTTTTTATTAATTATTATATTATATTATATTATGTCAGAAACAATTCAAGATAAAGAAAAAAAGCCATTAAAGATTAAAGTTAAAAAACCTACATTTAAAAAAGAAAAAGATCAAGTACATAAAATTGATTTAAATAAAAAAGAAGAAAATACTATAGAACCGGTTATTGATAAGGTAAACATAGTAGAAACTCCTAAAGAAACAGTAGAAGTACAAGAAGAAAAATTAATTACTACTAAAGACAAAGAAGGTATTAAAAAAATAGTATCTCCTATATCTGAAATTTCAAAAGATGAAATTAAAGAAATAAAGAAAGATCATAAAGAAGCTATAAGAGACGAAAAAGTTTTAGGTAAAAAATTACCAGAAAATATAGAGAAATTAGTTTTATTTATGGAAGAAACTGGCGGAACAGTAGAAGACTACGCTAGATTAAATAGAGACTATTCAAATGTAGATAATAATTCTTTACTTAAAGAATATTATAAAAATACTAAACCACATTTAAATCAAGAAGAAATAGATTTCGTAATGGAAGATAATTTTTCTTTTGATGAGGATATGGATGAAGAGCGAGAAGTTAAAAAGAAAAAACTCGCTTTTAAAGAAGAAATTGCAAAAGCCAAGAACTTTTTGGAAGAAACCAAGAGTAAATATTACGACGAGATCAAGTTGAGACCGGGCGTTACTCAGGAACAACAAAAAGCTATGGATTTTTTCAATAGATACAACAAAGAACAACAAATAGCTGAACAACAACACGAGAGTTTTCAACAATCAACAAATGAACTATTTGCCGATGAATTTAAAGGTTTTGAATTTAACTTAGGCGAAAAAACATTTAGATACAATGTTGCTAACGCGGATGATGTTGCAGAGAAACAGTCAAACTTAAACACGTTCGTTAAGAAGTTCTTAAATAATGAGGGAGAAGTTGTTGATACTGTAGGTTATCATAAAGCTATTTATGCTGCTGATAATGCTGATACAATAGCTAATCATTTCTACGAGCAAGGCAAAGCTGATGCAGTTAAAGACATGATGGCTAAATCTAAAAATATAAGTCAAGATCCTAGGCCACAAGCCAATGGTGATGTTTTTATTGGAGGATTAAAAGTAAAAGCGGTTAACGGCATTGATAGTTCTAAGTTGAAATTTAAAAGTAAAAAATAACAACAACAACTAAAAAAAACAAAATATGAGTTTTACAACAGGTGGGAGTTTTCCCGCAAGTATAGTTCCTCAAGCATCAAGAATGGCAGTCAGAGACAATTATTTGTCTTTTGATTCTGCTTCTGGTGGTGGAACTTTCGCACAACAATATCTACCTGAGCTTTACGAAGCGGAAGTAGAAAGATACGGAAACCGAACTCTAGGTGGTTTCTTGAGAATGGTAGGAGCTGAAATGCCTATGACTTCTGATCAAGTAATTTGGTCTGAACAAAATAGACTTCATATAGCTTATCAAACAGCGCAAGCTACAGATGCTGCTAATGGACAAGCTAATGCAAGGATAACTGTAGACATGACTACTAATGCTACTGCTGGAAGTCCTAATTGTGCTATAAGAATAGGTCAAACAATTCTTTTATCCGATAACGCTACTGGATTAGTAACTATTAAAGGTTTAGTTCAAAATGTTTCTACAGCTGCTCCAAATAACATTATTGATATATCAGTTTATGGTGACATTGGAGCTACTCCAATTGCTACTGCTGGCCTTACTTCAGGTGCTGCAGGAAATGTAAACTTATTTGTTTACGGTTCTGAATTTGGAAAAGGTACTACAGGAATGCAAGGTTCTATTACACCTTCTTTCACTCAGTTTGAAAATTCTCCAATAATTATAAAAGATAACTTTAAAATCAACGGTTCTGATGCTGCTCAAATTGGGTGGGTTGAAGTTGCTACTGAAGATGGACAGTCTGGATACTTATGGTATCTAAAAGCTGAGTCTGAAACTAGATTAAGATTTGAAGATTATTTAGAAATGGCAATGGTTGAAGGTGAATTTATGAACCCTGCTGCTATAAATGCTTCTACTGTTTCTTACGAATTTGGTGGAGCTGGTGACCCAAGTGGTGCTAATACTACTCAGTTTGCTAAAGGTACAGAAGGTTTATTCGCTGCTATCGAAGCAAGAGGTAATGTATATTCTGGTTTTGCTGGAGCTGCTGCTCCTGGAGCTGGTGCTTTAGGTGATTTCGATGAAATCCTTAAAAACCTAGACAAGCAAGGTGCTATTGAAGAAAACATGTTATTCTTATCTAGAGCTACTGCTCTTGATTTTGACGATATGATTGCTGCTCAAGCTGGTGGAGGTTTTGCTTCTACTCAATCTGCTTCTTATGGTCTTTTTGACAACGAAGCTGACATGGCGATGAATTTTGGATTTTCAGGATTTAGAAGAGGTTCTTATGACTTTTATAAAACTGATTGGAAATACTTAAATGACGCTACTACTAGAGGATTATCTAAAGAGATTGATGGTGTAATGGTTCCTGCTGGAACAACTACAGTATACGATCAAATGTTAGGATCTAATATTAGACGTCCATTTCTACATGTAAGATATAGAG